AAAAAGCAAAGCAATATGTCAAATCCGATATGCATATCACCACTGAAGTTCTATGATGACTTCCATAAGCAAAACCGCTATCGCAGTTTTGCTTATGGTCATGTTGCTCCACTTATCACAAATCCGAATGTAGTTTCACCATTTCAGTTAATAGTATCTGGAAATGTTTCAGAAGTATATGTAAGAAGTGCTGATACTAATAAAAGAGTAACTGATAATGTGGTTGAAAGATTTAAAGATGCTGGACTGAGAAATGTATCAAAAAATGGCTATAATATATTGCTATTTTTAGGTATATTTCCGCTTTCAGGTGTTATCGATTATGAAGGTCAATATTGGCTAGAGATACATTCTGGTGGATGGTACTATTCAGAAATATTTTGTTTTGATAACAACATAGATGATTGTCTTAAGGTAGAATACTGGAACCCAGAAGGTGATTTTGCTCTTAAAAATGGCATAATAGTATTAGGCAGTGAGAATTTTCATTTTATTCTATTGCTTAAATCTGAATTGGGTAAACCAGAATATTCATTTGAAGAAGAGGCTACAAAGAGATTAGGCTATTCATTTATTGAAAGTCAAGTTTCTAAGAAAACATATAAGTTCAATACAGTTATTCCTGAATATCTTTGCGATGCTATGAGGATAATTCGTCTCTGTAGCCAGAAGAAGATAACTTGTAAAGGTGAAACTTATGATGCTATAACTTTTAATATGGAAGTTGATTGGCAGGAGCAAGGAGATTTAGCTTCAGTAACTTGTGAATTTGATGTGGACAATATAATCACTAATCTTGGTGGCTTCAAGCATGAAGACCTTGGAGGTGATTTCAATAACGATTATAACAATGACTATGATATTGAATAAAATGTTGCAACATATAGAGTTAAAAACTTAATTGTTTAATTTTAAAAATTTGTAGATTATGGCTGATACAATCGAAAAGATTTATTGCACTGATGGTCGCGATAATGATTTAGCAGCGATTTTAGCCGCTACTAAGAACAATGACCCAGCAACCATGATGGCTGCTATGGGGAGGTGGCATGAACAACTGGATGAACAATCCTTTTGTTTACCTAGTTTGGATGATGTTTGCTAATCGCATGTGAGGAGGCGAGCAGAATTGTAATCCTGCTATTCAGGCTCAGATTGATTCTCTTCGCAATCAGATGGCTGACAATCAGAACAGTAACTTGCTTATGGATGCAGTTCATGGTAATACAGCTGCTATTACTCAACTTGCTGGTAACTTGAATTGCGACTTTAATGCACTCAATGGAGCAATTTGCGATGTTCGCGGAGGTGTAGACCGACTTAGCGGTCAGGTAGGCTTCTCTGCAGAGCGCGTAATTAACTCAGTATCGCAGGGCAATTTGCAGATGATTCAGGCTCTTAAGGATTGCTGCTGTCAGACTCAGCAGAGTATCATTAAGATGGGTTATGAAAACCAGCTTTGTCCCATCTAAAATGTAAAGCTATGCAGTTTAAAGATATTAAACAAGGTCAACCAGTTTTTATCCTTGATAAGTCTGAAATGGCTATTAATCAAGGAAAAGTTATAAATAATGTATACCACGTAGATAGTAACAACAATAACTATGGCAGTGTATTTACACAACAGAGCAATACTATTTACAGAGATGTTACCATTGAAATTAGCGGCAAATCTAGTGTATATGTTATTCCTGAATTGCTAGAAACTACTAAGGCAGGAAATATTGTTCTGTCTACTAGTTCAGAAGCCCTTATTAAAGAGGTTAATGCTATTTGCAATGATGCTAAAGAGAAACTTGCAAACAGAGATTATTACCAGATGGTAGTAGATAAAACTCCTGAATTGCTTGTTACTCTTAACCCTGCTCTTAAGAAAGAACAAGAAACTGAGACGAGGCTTAAAGCTGTCGAAGGTTCCGTTCAAGAAGTGAAAGACTTAGTTAAAACATTAGTTGAAAAGCTATCATGAAAAAGATTAAATACATAGTTGTGCATTCATCAGATAATGAAGAGCACAAAATCGAGATTAAGGATAAGTTTTCAAGAACTGCTAATGCTATTATGAATGCACCAGGCTATCTTGAATATATCAAAAAGCATGGTTACCATTTTACTGATAAACTTGCAGATTATGCAAGCAAGAAAATGGTTAACACATCTGGAAGTGCTCATTCTTGGACTACAGAGCAGTTAAGAAGTGTGCTCGGTCCATTTACTCCAACTCACAATGAGACTAGCGGAGATATAGCATATACTGCTAATATGGCTTATGCTGATTTCTATCCAGCTGTTCTTGATACTGTGGACAAGTGCATAACTTATGCTAAGTTAGTAGCCTCAGACCCTGATGGCTATGAAGGTATGGAATTTATGAGATGGACCAGTGATGCTATTGGTAAATCATTAACATTAAACTGGGAGGACTTTATCTAATGGCAAGAACATTTGAATTTGAACAGATTAGGCTGATTATTATTTCTGCTTTTAGCTCTCTGTTGGCTATACTGACACCAACAGAGGGCTTTGTGGTAGCTCTTGTTATTGGCTTTGGATTTAATATCTTCTGCGGAATGAGGGCTGATGGCATATCTATAACAAGATGCAAGAATTTCTCGTGGAATAAAGCCCAGAAAGCTATATTCGAATTGACATTATATTTCACGATCATATACGTTATTTATAGTATCGTGTATGCTTGTGGAGACAAAAAAGAAGCAACATTCGCTGCAAAGATTTTAACGTATATTTTCGATTATGCTTATGTTTGCAATGGCTTTAAAAACCTTATCATAGCATATCCAAAGAATGTTATTTTCAGAGTGATTTATCACTTAATAAGATTTGAAATTATGAAAGCTTTGCCAGGTTACTGGAAGCCTATTATAGATAGATTAAACAACGAGTTTGATAAACAAGATAATAAATCATTTGAAAACATGAAGCGATAAGAATGATTCTAAATAAAACATAAAATTATGGACAAAATTCTCATGTTGTTGCTCAGTTTATGGAGCAAAGGCTATACTCTTAATAGCCAAACTATATGGGATAGTATTAAATTAATGAAATTATGGCTTACGAAAATTTAAAAGCTGCTATTAAGCAAGCTATAAAACAAAACGGAAATCAAGAAACTAATGGTAAAATTATAATAGCATAAACTATGGGAAATTATGAACAATTAAAACAGGCTGTTTCTAATGTTATTAAAGTAAATGGAAACCAAGAAATTACAGGAACAATATTACAAGATACTTTATTGTCTATAATTTCGTCAATTGGAAGTAATTCAACTTTTAAAGGCGTTGCAAATCCGTCAACAGACCCAGGTACGCCAGACCAAAATGTATTTTATATAACGGATAGAAGTGGTATATATGTAAACTTTAATGGCATAGAAGTAAATGAATGTGTTTCAGTACTTATTAATGATGCAAATAACCAGTGGAAAAAGATTAATACGAATATAGGCTTTGAGCTAAATAATATATTGAGTTCAAATAGTATGCCATTATACAAAGGCTCTGTATTTCTAAAAAATAATATATTAGATAATGAAATTAACTCTGCAGTTAATAATAGGTGTTGTTCTAAAGTTTTCAAAACACAAAATGTCAAACTTTCAATAACAGACGGGTTTGTAATAAAGCTAATTTATGCTGATGACCAATTTAATTCAGTTGGCAATATTTTAAGTGGTGTAACATCAATAACAACACAATATCCTTATGGGCGTTTAGTTGTTGCAAAAAATAATGATTCAGATTTTTCTCTGGATGATGTAAAATTAAATATTATAGGCGAAGCACAGAGCGAAGAAATTCAAAAGCAGAACGAAGAAATTCAAATATTGAATGCTAATATTGAAGAAATTTCATGGAATGAAGAAGGCATTACAGTTAATACAGCTGATGGAAGCTTCTTAAAGGAAGAAAATAGAAGAACAACACATTTAAAAGCCACTCGTAATATTATCAAAATAGTTTTTCCAGATAAAACTGTCATTAAATATTATATATTTTATTATGACAAAGAAAAAAAATTCATCCGTTCTTATGGATGGCTGTCAAATAAAGAATATTATATACAACATCAGCCAGACTTTGCGTATTTCGTATTATTAATTGATACTACTACTATCGATTATAAAAGTGTTTCTTTTTTTTCAAATATAGACAATGCAATACAGGATTTAGAGATTGTAGAATCTAAAATTGGTTATTATTCACAAATTTCACCAAAATGGGAAAAAGGAGGAATTAATAGCTTAAGTGGATATAATAATAATGATACTGCCTATTTTGAAATTAGAAGAAGAACTAAGGCATTTTTACACATATCTGCAGATACTAAAATATTATCTAATGTTACAGCCACAAATGCTATGCAGATATATTTTTACGACGCTAATAACGCTTTTATATCAACATACCCGAGTAGTAGTACATTTAGTAACCTTGATAAAGGCGGCTATATTGCAATTAACGACTTGAAACCGGAAAATGCAATAACATTTCGAATTAGTTTAAAATATCCAGAAGTTACTGAGCCAGAAAATAATTTGAAATTTTCAAGACAAGGAACTGGTTTATGCAAGGATATAGAAGATATAAAAAATAATTATCGCAACTCTAAAAATTTATTAATTGTAGATAAAGAAGGATATGGAGATTATGTAACAATAGAAGATGCATTGAATAATGCGAATGACACAGATGAGAATCATGTTGTTATAATAGTAATGCCTGGCATATATTATCCTGCACCAAAAAAAAGTAGTTCTGAAGTTCCCTATGTTGAAATTAATAGAAATATAAGCATAATAGGAATAGATAAGAATTCATGTGTATTAAAAGGAAACGTTGGGTATTATTATTATCAACATAATATTGATTATTCTCTATTAAGATTAAATGGAAATGTCACAATTAAAAATTTAACGTTAGATAACAGAAGCGAGTTATATGAACAAACTGCAAAAGAAAATAACTGGGATTTAAGCTTACCGCATTGCAGAGCTTACTGTATACATACTGATGGAAGCAGACAAAAAAATTCTATAATTGAAGTAGAAAATTGCTTAATGTATAATGACCATTTCACATGTCTTGGATTTGGAACACGGCCAGATTCAACATTAAAGATACTAAACTGCGATATAACCTCTGATGTAAGTACAGAAAAAAATAAATTAAGCGGATTTGAAAATTATGGTACCTTATATGGGCATCTTCATTCTGGTTCAACTGAAAAAAATCAAAACCTTGAAATTACAAGATGCAAAATTGTGAATTCAAATTATGAAACGGCTATAAATCTTCTAGATGCAGCAGGAGAAGGAGCAGAGGGTAATGTTATACTAATACAAAATGCTTGTGCAACATCTGCTAATGTGAAAGCTTTTAAGAAAGTAGAAAAGTTCGTAATTAGTAAGTCGAGTAGTGGTAACAATATTTCAAATATGAACTTTTAATTACATACATTATACATATATGAGACAGATAAATTATATTATTATTCACTGCTCAGCCACTAAGGCTGGGCGTGATTTTCATGCCAAAGATATAGACAAATGGCATAGAGAGCGTGGTTTTGATGAAATCGGCTACAACGTAGTAGTTGATTTGGATGGTACAGTAGAGCCTGGACGCTCAGAGGCAAAACCAGGTGCTCATTGTAAAGGTCACAATTCAGATTCTATTGGTATCTGCTATATTGGTGGACTTGACGAAGATGGAAAGCCAGCAGATACAAGAACTGAACTGCAGAAAGCAGCATTAGCTGGACTTGTTGCTGGCTATAAGCAAAGATTTCCAAACGCTAAAGTGGTAGGTCACCGTGATATGCCTAATGTGCATAAAGCCTGTCCTTGCTTTAATGCAAAGGAGGAGTATAAGAATATATAAAATTATCCCAGGTACTCCCTATTTTTAACAGAAGTTATCCACTATATTTAGGTTATAAAGTTATCACCTTTATATAGTGGATTTCACTCTCTTCATTTATTTAATTATAACTAGAATTATGAAGCAACTGAATTTTTATAGTATACTTTCACAATTTTTAATCGTGTTTCTCTTGGGAGCCTTTTTGTATATCTGGCACCAAGGAAAACAGCACAAAGCTTGTGAAATTGCGTACCAGAATAGTATATCAGCAAGTATGGATTCACTGCATAAATACAAAGTGGCCGACAGCCTGAATGCAATTCATATTTCAAATATAGAATTGTCTTTAAAGCAATATAAGCGATTAAGAGCTGATGATGCGAAATTAATTAAACAGCTTAAAGCTGATAAACTTACTGCTGTAGTAAATCCTGAAACTATTATTAAGTATAAGATAAAGACACAGCTAAAAGATTCTATAGTATATAGAGATACAGTAAAGGCTATTAACTATCATGATTCCTGGAATTTAGTAACAGGATATTTTACAAGAGATTCGGCAAATCTAAATATACAGTCTAAAGATGAGCTTTTAATTACAAAGTCTATAGAACGAAAAAGATTTTTAGGCATTAAACTTAGTCCTAAATTGTTTGGTTATCGCAATCTGCAGCTCAATATAGTTAGCAAAAATCCAAATTGCACCATCAGCAATATAGAGTATGTAGAGCTAAAGTAAAAATATTTAACAAGGTAACAATTCGTGAACTATTCGTGAACGCTATAGGGTAACACCTAACCTATTGAAAGTCAATCACTTATATAAAAAGTTACTCAAGTTACCCTATAATTTATATAGTCCAAATGAACTTTTTAAAAATAGCTACTATGACCGTAGTATATGTTTTTTAAAAATAACCCTATAAGTTATAGAAAAGGTCCGTGCTCCGGACACTTTTTATATAAGTAATTGGTTTTCAATAGGTTATGTGGTTCCGTAAATAATTTTTATTTGGTGAACGCCACCTATCTGATATATTTATAAGATTTATGTAATATAGAATTGTGTTACGCGTACGCGCGTATATGCGCATACATTATATAAGATTTATAAGTTCAAGTGTTAACAGTAGTTAAAAAATTTTTTGTTAACTTCTTTTAACACAAAAAATTTTTTTATATGAAGAATTTTTGTTACTTTTGCAAATGAAAATAATAAAGAACATAACTTCATATTTTACATGGAAAAATTTAACATAAATAAAATTATGAGCCAATATGGCTTACAGGAGCAAGAGGTTGCAAATCTCTTATGGCCAATGGTCAAATATCCTGAGCTTGGTTTCAAGCGAGTATTAAGAGGTGAAACTTATCTTGATTCTGCTCAGATATGTGCCTTGGCAAATTATTTGCAAGTACCAGTTTCAGAACTCTTTACAATTGAAGAAACTGACTGGCATGCTATCTCTAAAGATAGACGAACTATCTTTACAAAAGGTGACTACAAGGTTATAATCGGAAGAGATTTATTTACAGTATCGATTTGGCATAAGAATGATAATTTCTATAATTCAACAGTCTCTATAGGTTTTATGGAAGTTAGTAAATTTCTTAAACGAATTGATGATATTATCAGAGACCACGAACACGAATTGTTAAATAAATAAATTTTAAATTATGGACAGTATTAAGATTTCAGTAGATGTTAATGTGCATCTCTCAGAGAAGACAGAAGGTTTTATTTTAGATTTGGTAAAGAGCATTGTGCCTGGTGCAGTTAAAGTTCCAGCAGCTCCAGCAGCTCCAGCAGCTCCAGCAGCTCCAGCAGCTCCAGCAGCTCCAGCAGCTCCAGCAGCTCCAGCAGCTCCAGCAGCTCCAGCAGCTCCAGCTCTTACAATCGATGATGTGCGCAAGGTAGTTGCTTCTAAGGCTGCTGCTCATCGCGATGAGGTTAAGGCTAAGCTCACAGAGCTTGGTGCTAAGAATGTTACTACTCTTGACCCTGGTAAATACCAGGAGTTGGTTGATTACCTTAATACTCTTGCTTAATGGGTAGGTCACAGAAAAAGCGTCTATTGGCAGCCTCACAACGCTTTAGACGAAACTATTTTTATTATTTTGGTTATCAGACAATTAATGCAGATGGAGTAACATGCATTCCTATGCATATTGAGCCACGTATTCTTAATCACAAAAGAGTATGGAAGTAAATAACGGACAAGACCATCACGAGAGAAGCCATGCGCTTCTCTCACCTTCAGGAGCCCATAGATGGTTGAATTGTACACCATCTGCTCGTTTGGAGGAAAAAATGCCACCAAAACCAACTTCTGTTTATGCTGAAGAAGGTACGTTGGCCCATGAATTGGCAGAGCTATTTATCTGCCATGATACTTTAGGTACACTATCTGACGATGAATTCTCAGATAAGTATGAAGTCATAATGAGTAATAAGCTCTTCAATGAGGAGATGCTTGACATGGTTCCAATTTATACTGATTACTGTACAGAAGAATATAAAGCTGCTAAAGCCTCAAACCCATCCGCAGAAATGTTTATCGAGTCTAAACTTGATATTTCAGAATATGTACCAGAAAGCTTTGGTTCTGCAGACTGTACTATTGTCAACGATTCAGTTATGGAGGTAGTTGACCTTAAGTATGGTAAGGGAATTCCAGTATCAGCTGAGTGGAATGTACAGGAAATGCTTTATGCACTAGGTATGTTGGCTAAGTTTGATATGCTGTATGATATTGAAACTGTAAAGCTCACTATTGTTCAGCCTCGCTTGAATAACATATCATCTTGGAGTATCTCTGTAAAAGACCTTATGGATTGGGCAACAAATGAGCTCAAGCCAAAAGCTAAAATGGCTTTTAACGGCGAAGGAGAACTTTCATCAGGTGGATGGTGTAGATTTTGTGCAGTTAAGAACAGATGTAAAGCACTCTACGATAAGCAGTTAGAGTTGGCAAAATATGATTTTGCTTCTCCTGAATTGCTGACAGATGAGCAAATTGCAGATGTTCTTTCAAGAATTCCACAACTTGTAGAATGGGCAGATTCTGTAAAGGCCTATGCATTAGACCTTGCAGTAAATGAGAATAAACACTGGCCAGGCTTTAAGGTAGTAGAAGGAGTATCTAGGCGTAAATGGATTGACGATGAGGATAAAATCTGTAATGTTATTTACGAGAAGTTCCCAACTGCAACTGAAGATGATTTGTTTGATATGAAACTTAAGCCTATTACTTCTATTGAGAAGCAATTTGGCAAAAAGGCAGTTGCTGAAGCACTATCAGATGTTATCATAAAGCCAGCAGGTAAACCAACATTAGTATCTGAAGATGATAAGAGACCAGCTCTCGGAACTGAAGATGCAGTAAATGATTTCAAATAGTGAGTTTATTAATAAGTGTAGTTATTTTTATAGTAGCTATTAAGTTAGAATACAACAAATTCAATTTATAATTATGGAAAATTCAACTAAAGTAGTAACAGGCAAAGTTCGTTTTTGTTTTTGTCACGTGTTTGAGCCTTCAGCAATGGAGGGTCAGCCAGAAGAGTCAGCTAAGTACTCAGTTTGTGTAATCATTCCTAAGAGTGATACTCAGACTATCGAGAAGATTAAGAAAGCTATTGAGGCGGCTAAGACCGTTGGCAAGTCTAAGCTTGCAGATAAGAATGGCAAGATTCCTGTAAATATCAAGTTGCCACTTCGTGATGGTGATGAGGAGCGTTCAGATGATGAGGCATTTGCAGATTCTTACTTCCTCAATGCTACTTCTAATCGTAAGCCTACTATCGTAGACCGTAATCTCGACCCTATTATGGACAAGGATGAGTTCTACTCTGGCGTATATGGCCGTATCTCTCTTAACATGTTTGCATTCAACACCTCTGGTAATAAAGGCATTGCAGCCGGTCTTCAGAACTTGCAGAAGCTTGAAGACGGTGAGATGCTTGCAGGTGGTTCTACTGCTACTGAGGACTTCGGCGGTGATAACGCTTGGGACGATGACTTGATGTAGTCTTCCACTTCTTATATTCTTATCAAACGGAAAGGTATATGGTATAGAACATAGGTCCTTGATACCTGGACGCTGTGTCAGCAGAGGTTCGATTCCTCTGCTACCTTCTATTATTAATTTTAAAGTTGTAAGAATATGGTACAAGAAGTTATAGACAAAAATTCTGGGCAGGTCTTATTCCAAGGAACTGCTGAGGAATGCAGAGATTATATTATTAAGTCAAATAACGAATTTGCTACTTTACGATGAGAGAATTTGACAGAGAATTATTTATCGATATTGAGACATACTCATCAGTTGATATTAAAGAGTGTGGAGCTTATAAGTATATAGCTTCTCCAGACTTTGAAATATTGATTTGTGGCTACGCTTTTGGCGACGATGATGTGACTATGGTAGACTTAGTATCTGGTGACAGGTGGCCAAGTGAATTCCTTGAAGCACTTAAAGACCCTAAGTGCCTTAAGGTCGCTCATAATGCTGTATTTGAACGTACAGCGTTTAACAGAGTAGGACTTCACACTGAAACAGATGAGTGGTATTGTACACTAGTTAAATCGGCTTATTGTGGTTTACCACTATCATTGGATGCTGTATCTAAGCAACTTAATCTTCAAGATAAGAAACTTGAGACTGGTAAAGCCCTCATTAAGTACTTCAGCTGCCCATGTAAACCTACTAAGATTAATGGTGGTCGTACTCGCAATATGCCTGAGGATGCCCCAGCCAAATGGGCAGAATACAAACTCTATAATATTTATGATGTGCTTTCAGAAAGAGAGATATATCGTAAATTAGAGAAGTTTGAGATTCCAGAAATAGAGCGCCAGCTGTATGTTACAGACCAAAATATTAATGATAGAGGTATTATGATTGATAGAGAGTTAGCAAGTTCTGCAATTTATTGCGACTTAGAATATTCTAAGTATCTCATGGAACAGGCTAGAAGTATAACTCATCTTGAAAATCCAAAATCACCTCTTCAGATTAAAAAGTGGATAAAGGCAAGAACCGGTATTACTGTAGATTCACTTACAAAAGTAGAAATGCCTACGGTTCTTGAAAAAGTTAAAGACTATCCAGAAGTACTTGAAGCTCTTGGTATTTATCAGAAGCTAAGTAAAACATCTGTAAAGAAATATTACAAGATGATTTCTTGTGCTACACCAGATGACCGTGTACGTGGCACCTTTCAGTTTTATGGAGCAAATAGAACAGGTCGTTGGGCTGGTAGACTTTTACAATTGCAAAACCTCAGTAAAAACCACTTTGATGATATTGATACACCTCGTAAACTTATTCGTAAACGCGATTGGGAAGCTTGCGATATGATGTATGGTAATGTGGCTGATGTTTTATCACAATTGGTTCGTACAGCACTTATAGCTCCAAAGGGATATACGTTCTCAGTAGCAGACTTCTCAGCAATTGAGGCCCGAGTAGTTTCATGGCTTGCTAATGAAAAATGGCGAATGGACGTATTCCACGGCGACGGTAAAATTTATGAGGCTACTGGTTCTAAGATGTTTGGTGTACCAATCTCAGCTATTACCAAAGGTTCTGTTCTGCGCGATAAGAGTAAAATATCTGAATTGGCATTAGGATATGGTGGTGCGCTTGGTGCTCTTGAAAGAATGGGCGGTGAAAAGATGGGTCTCACTGATTCAGAAATGCAGGACATGGTTAAGAAGTGGAGAGCTGCAAATCCTAAGATTGTTGCTCTTTGGCATGAACTTGAGAAAGCAGCTCACGAAGCAGTTAAATATCAAAGACCAGTTAGATGTACGTGTCGCAACATTATTTTTGATTGTGATGGTGAATATCTTACAGCAAGATTGCCTTCTGGCAGACAGCTGTTTTATGTTCATCCTCACTTCAAGAATAAGACTATTGGTCGTTCTACTCGTCCAGTTCAGGTTCTTATGTATGAAGGACAAATTCAGACTACTGGTCAGTGGGGTGAAATGGACACTTATGGTGGAAAGCTTTGCGAGAATATGGTACAGGCCATAGCTCGAGATTTACTTGGATATTCTCTTATGCAAGTAGAGAAAGCTGGATTTAAAGTAGACTTCCATGTACACGATGAGATGATAGCAGAAATTCCTAAAGATGGAAATGAGCAAGACAGATATGACCTTATGGTACGTATCATGTCAACTCCTCCAGACTGGGCATCAGATTTACCTCTTCGTGCTGATGGATATATAACTGATTATTATAAAAAAGATTAGTATGCGTATAGCAAGAAATAAAATTCATTGTGCAATCTGTGGTTCTATATCTAATAGAACCACAGAGGTAGATGACACAGTTCTATGTGAACACTGCTTTGATATGATGCTTACAAGTGGACTTTTATTCGATTATGATGCAGATACCGCCTGGCACTACGGTCCAACTAGAACTTTATATCTAGATAGAGTTGAAGATAGGCGAGCAGCTATCAATAATGTACTTGAAATTGTTGAACTTTTAAAATAGAAAAGTTGATATGACACCGCAAGCAAAAGAATTAGTTTCTATATTAGAGCATGCTAAAGATTTAATGAATATTAGTCAAGAAGCATCTGCTCGCTACATAAATGAAGCTATTTCTAAAATAGTAAATAACTATGTAATTATGTAAATAATGCTTAAATATAAATATGTAATTGATAATGGAAACTTCTCAAATATAGAAGCCTTTCAAGCGTATTTGAACAGAATGGGAAAGAAAGGCTATGAGCTGGTTCAATGGCAATTAGTGAATACTAGTTTCATGGCACTAAATAGCATAATTCAGCCTGTTGGTAATACACTATCAATATTTATAACTTGGAAAATAGAGGACCATGATTCATGATGGCATAATAGATATAGCTACAGGTTTAAGCGCTTCTACAAAAAAGTGGAAGAACAAGAAAGTAAAATGGAGCAAATTAGTCGACAAACTTTCTAAACCTGTAGTTACTAATGAGACCCATGCTCAATTCATGGCTGCTAACAAAGCTGACCAATCTAAAATCAAAGATGTTGGAGGCTTTGTCGGCGGCTATCTTGACAAGGGTATACGTAAGAAAACATCTGTATCGTACAGACAATTAATTTGTCTTGATGTAGATTTTTCTTATACTGATTTTTGGTGGGATTTTACGTTGCAATATGGTTGTGCAGCCGCTATATATTCAACGCATAAATCTACACAGAGTAAACCTCGTCACAGACTGCTTATCCCTATTAACAGAGAAGTATCTGTTGACGAATATCAGGCTATATCTAGACGTATAGCCGGTAACTTAAATATAGAATTGTTCGACCAATCCACATTTGAGCCAGAAAGACTTATGTTTTGGCCGAGTGTATCATCTGATATAGAATATTATTTCGAATATCAAGATGGAGAATGGCTTGACGCTGATGCAGTTCTTGAAACGTATGACGACTGGAGGAATACATCTGAATGGCCATCTAGTAGTAAAATATCAGAATGCTTATTATCTGATATTAAAAAGCAAGAAGACCCAGAAGAAAAGTCAGGCATAATTGGAACATTCTGTAGAACATACTCAATTCAAGATGCTATTAGTACATTTCTTAGTGATGTATACGAGGAAGCAGGCGAAGACCGATATACCTATAAATTAGGTTCTACAACTGGAGGTCTTATTGTTTATAATGATAAATTCGCTTTTTCGCATCACGGAACAGACCCAGCGAGTGGAAGACTGTGCAATGCATTTGATTTGGTTAGAATACATAAATTTGGGCACCTTGATTCTGGACCTGATTCAAAGGTTTCTCAGCAAAAGATGGAAGAATTTGCTACAACTTGTGCTGAGGTTAAAAAGAAAATAGCTGAGGAGAATTTAGAGCATGCAAAATTAGATTTTGATGGTTTAGATGCTGCTAATGAAGAGAGCGCTGACGATGATTCTTATGATGATTCATGGCTTTCACAACTCAAAGCTAATAAGAAAGGCGAATACGACAGTGATTCTAACAATCTTAATCTCGTTTTGCAGAATGATAAATACCTTAGAGGCGCATTTAGACTGAATGAGTTTGACAGTAAAACATATATTATGAGGTCTATGCCTTGGCGTAAGGTAGATTCTCCAGAACCTGTAAAAAATGTAGACTACTCAGGCATTCGTAATTACATAGAATGTGTATATAACATGGTATCTGTATCGAAAATCGATGATGCTGTGATGCTTGCAGCTCAAAAGAAATCATTTCATCCAGTAAGAGACTATCTGAAATCTCTTTCATGGGACGGCATAAACAGAATTGATACACTTCTTATTGATTATTTTGGTGCTGAAGATACTACGTATACAAGAGCCACTATTCGTAAAGCTCTGTGTGCTGCGGTAGCTAGAATATTCAACCCAGGTGTTAAATACGATATGGTTCTTGTGCTTGTTGGAGCTCAAGCTACATATAAATCTACATTCATACGTAAACTTGGCAATGATTGGTTTAGTGATTCGTTCAATACCTTTCAAGGTAAAGAAGCCTATGAGCAGTTACAAGGTGCATGGCTTATTGAAATGGCCGAATTATCAGGTTTAAAGAAAGCAGAAGTTGAAACTGTAAAGCAGTTCATAACTAAAACAGAAGATATGTTTAGACCTGCTTATGGTAGAACCGTAGAAACTTATAAACGTCAATGCGTGTTCTTTGGAACTACAAATGATATGGAGTTTTTGCGTGATTCTACAGGTAATCGCCGATTCAATCCTATTGAAGTTCGTCCTAAATTTGCAACAAAGATAGTTGCCAAAGACTTAACTGATGATATTATAGACCAAATTTGGGCTGAAGCTGTTCAGTTATATCAAAATGGTGAAAAATTATATTTCTCAGAAGAGGAGAATGAACTCGCAAAGAAGAGTCAACAAAGTCACTCTGTAACTGATGACAGAACTGGAATAATCGAAGAATATCTTAACATGAAGTTTCCTTCAAGCTGGAATAAGAAAGATTTACTCGAACGTCAGCAGTGGTTAAATGACCCACTAGCTGAAAAGGGAACAGAGTACAAAGAGTTTGTTTGCTCTTATGAGATATGGTGTGAATGCTTAGGTGAAGAACGTAAGAATTTTAATTCTTATAGCACTCGTGAGATAAACAACATAATGAAGACCCTTCCAGGTTGGGAATATGTTGGTTCTAAGAGAAAATCATTTGGTAAGATTTATGGTAAGCAAAAATACTATAAACGCATAAAACCTATTCAAGAAGACCCTGTAGCAAAAGCTATGAGAGAACTTGAAGAGCTTTTAGGCGATAAACCTACTGATGATGAGATTAAAGCAATGTTAGGAGATTTATATTAAAATTATGGATGAAAATACTAAAAAAGACTTAGCGAGAAAGTTGAAAGGTGCATTCAATGTTGCTGAAACTCGAGCTAAGCGAGTACAGGAAATAAGAAAAGCAAAAGCTGAAGCAGGTCCTGTAAAAGATGACCCAGATAAGCCAAACTATAAGAAGTACAAATTCAAAAATGACCTCAAAACGAAGACACATTGTATAATAAGAGGTATGAAACTGCACTTTAAAAATGATAAATGGGTATCATACAATCTTGGCAAGCTTGACACGATTGTTGGAAGAGCAGACGGGTCCTTAACTTTTGAAAGCTTTAAAAAGCAGATATTTAGGTCTTTTAAAGATAGACTATATACCCCTGATATAGACAAGGATATTGAGTGGGACTATATAGAAGAAGAAAAATGTTCTTCAGTAGGAGGTTCTGGATTCCATGAAAGAAAGTGAAAAAGTAGTTGAGCGAAAGCTTGTCGAACTTTGTAAACTGAATGGTGGTATGTGCATAAAGCTATTAAGTTTCCATATAAATGGATTGCCTGATAGAATGTGTTTATTTAAGCCCGCAAAAGTTGTATTTGTAGAGCTTAAAACCACAAATCAAAAACCGCGACCACTTCAGTTAGCAATGCATGACAAGCTTCGCAAACTCGGCTTTAGAGTTGAAGTAATTGATACTGTAGAGCAGGTTGTCGATTTAATAGAAGATATAATGACATGTTAAAAGAAACAGATTTACATGAATATCAGAAAAAGGCAGTCGAGCATATAATTACTCATAAGTACTGTGGCTTATTTTTGGAAATGGGACTAGGCAAAACAGTTTCAACCTTAACAGCAGTAGAGAAGCTAATGTACGATTACCTTGAAGTAAATTCAGTTTTAGTAATTGCTCCTAAACGAGTAGCTGAAACTGTTTGGGCAGAAGAGGCACAAAATTGGGAGCATTTACGACATCTTACATTTTCTAAGATTATTGGAACGGAAAGGCAGAGATTAGAAGCTTTTCATAAGAAAGCTGATATTCATATAATTTCTCGTGACAATATAGCGTGGCTCTGTGGTATATGTGCTTCAAACTTGCCGTACGATATGCTTGTGATTGATGAGCTTAGTAGCTTTAAAAATCACCAGTCACAGAGATTTAAAGCATTAAGATTAGCCAGACCGTGGATAAAGCGGGTAGTCGGTTTAACTGGAACACCTGCTCCTAACGGTTTAATTGATTTGTGGCCACAGATTTACTTAATGGATAGAGGTGAACGACTTGGCAAAACTATTACTAAGTATAGAAGCACTTATTTTACTCCAGGTAGGTCTAACGGTTACGTAGTTTATAATTATAATTTACAAGGAGGTGCAGAACAAGCAATACGAAATAAAATAGGTGATATATGCATAAGTATGCAAGCTCAAGACTATCTTAACATGCCTATGCTTACAAGCAATGTTATTAGGTTATCAATGCCTGATGATATACAAGATGCATATGATAAGTTTGAAAAAGATAGTATTATGAAACTTGTAAACAATGAAGTAGAAATCACAGCCTTAAATGCTGCAGGTTTGTCTAATAAACTTCTCCAATTTGCAAATGGTGCAATATACGATGAAGATAAAAACGTATATCCAATTCATGATATTAAACTAAAAGCGTTAGAAGAGATAGTGGAAGAGGCGTGTGGAAAACCAGTTCTTGTTGCATGGACTTATCAATTTGACAGAGACCGAATTATGAAGTATCTTAGCAAATATAAGCCTAGAGAACTTAAAACTGCTAAAGATATACAGGATTGGAATGATGGCAAAGTTCAACTTATGTTAGCTCATCCTGCTTCAGCTGGTCACGGTCTTAACCTTCAAGCTGGAGGTAATATAATTGTTTGGTTTGGTTTAACCTGGTCACTCGAGTTGTATCAGCAGTTTAATGCTAGACTTTATCGTCAAGGTCAAAAGCAAGGTGTTATTATTCACCATCTGTGCATGAACCAAACACATGATGAGGATGTTATGTTAGCACTGAGAAATAAAGACAAAGTGCAGATGAGCTTGATGAACAGCATTAAGGCTAAAATCGATAATTACATTAAAAATAATTAAAAATATATTTATGAATAATAAATAAGTTAATAAAATTTAAAATATTTTTTTAATTCAAATATTATTATTAATTTTGCAATATAAAAATAAAGATTATGAATATCTTGGAAAGAGCAGACAAAATTGTCAATCATCGCTCAGAAGAAAAAGAGCGCATGTATGGACCATTCTCAGAAAGTATGGAAAGAGCTACAGCTATCTATAATGCAACCTCTCCAAAAAATGAGCAGATTTCAGTTGAAGGTATGTACAGAGCTATGATTGCTCTTAAGCTTTCAAGAGAAGCTTATTCACACAGAGAGGATAATCTCCTTGATGCTGCTGCTTATGTAGGAGCTCTAAATAATTACATTGAAGCAAAAATAGATAAAGATATAAATAACGATTAAAATTAAATGTTATGGTAGAAGAAGCTATTCAGCCAGTAAAACGTGGCAGAGGTCGTCCACGTAAAAATCCAGGCGACCCAACTCAGACTTATGCTCGTAAGAATTCAGCCAATCCATTAGCTGATAATCATGAGTATTTTAAGCATTTGCCTGACAGAAATCTCAGTGTAAGCGAAGAAAATTTGCAAGCATTCTTTGAGACTATGTATGAGCGACAGATGATTTGGAAACGTCGATTCATTGACAAGATTCAGGCTCCATGGACAGATGACCCTATTTTCCAGGAAAATAAATTTCCTAATTTGTATCGTGAGCTTGACCGCAGTTCTTGGTGGCTTATCTCTAACATCATTATGGATAATAGTCTGTCACTTAAGAATAAAGTTTGGAAGTGCATCGTTTACAGATTGTTTAACTCTCCAGACTTTTTCGAGTTTTTGGCTTCTGTTACAGACTGGAAAGGTGGAATTCCTGACTATGAAAAGTTTAAGGAACAACAGCCTAAATTCATAACAATCGCAAAGACACTTCAGAATATGGGAGCTAAGCCGTTTACCGATGCTTACATCATTAGTTCATCTTTTGCTGCTAAGACTGGTAAAAATAGAGCAGAAGCTTACGCTGATACTGCATTATCTGAATTGTGGGGTGCTATTGATATTATCATCGACACAGTTCTTATTGCAGAGTCCACGAGAGATATTATCGATGTTCTGTCAGCCATTCCCGGAGTTCAGAAGTTTATCGCTAATGAGCTGATGCAGGATATGATTTACATTAACCGATTCTCAAAAGAGGATTTTATTCCGTTTAATGTAAATGAACTGACAAACGTCGGTCCTGGTTCACTTCTTGGTTTGCGCATCTTGTTCCCTAACAGAGTTATTAACTCTCAGCGCGTAGCAGGTATGAAGGAACTTCTTGCTATGGCTGAAGAGAAACTCAATGAAGTTGCCGAAGCTCATGGAGAACCGATGGTATACGCTAAGTTTAATGCTGAAACTGGAGGTTATGAACCATCTAGTGAATTCAACCTCACAATTAATAATATTGAAGGTTGGTTATGTGAATATTCCAAGTATTGGAAGCTGTCAATTGAAGTAGGCAAAAAGCAGCGTAAGTTTAACCCAGTTTCAGAGGCTAGTACCTACGACGGTGCAAATGGCGCTAAGCCTGAAACAGAAGATTTAATGTAATTATGGCAAAGAATTATAATACAACTGATTTATCTCCAGACCAAGCTATGGAGCGTCACATTTATCACAGAGACCAGTTCGCACATTATTTGAGATGGACACACATCTTGAAAGACGCTAAAATCGGTGATGATGTGGTAGATTTTGGATGCGGTCAAGCTAATTTGCTTGAAGTGTTTTACAGAAATAAGTTTAAGTGTAACAGTTATGTTGGCATCGATATTCGACACAAAACTATTGCAGATGATGCAGCTAAGTTTGCATCAGTTCCTTGGGCTAGCTTCTATGAGGCTGACCTTGTTAAAAATTATCTTGATTACAGCCAGTTTAATGGCAATAAGGTGTGTGCTTTCGAGGTTCTTGAACATGTCGGTAAACAGAATGCCGACGTTTTCCTGGAGAACTTTAAAGCGTGTGGACGGGATGATGCAACTTATTATCTTTCTACTCCAAATTACGACCCTCGTGTTGGTGCTGCAGGTAATCATACTTATGATTCCGGGGATGGAAGAGGTGTAGATGTTCAAGAGTTTGAACACTACGAACTTGAGGCTATTCTCAAAAAGCATTTTGATATTGTCGATAAGTTTGGAACATTCGCTTCACAGAAAGATTATAAGCCTCTCATGAATGATTGGCAGAAGCAAATGTTTAAAGAATTGAGTCGTTATTATGACTCAAATCTTATGGCAAATATCATGGCTCCAATGTTCCCAGATGCCGCTCGTAATACTCTGTGGATTTTGAAGCGTAAACCTGGCGATATTAAAGTTCAAAAGAATTCAAAGCCAGCTTCTATAGACCCAAATCCTGGTAATGTAGACGATTTACTCTAAAAAGAATAACAGTAGTTAAAGCTTGTTAACTTTAACTACTGTTAACATAAAAAATTTCACTATATGAAAAATTTTATGTAATTTTGCACATATAAATAATTTAGTTATTCACACATTAAAATTTTACAATTATGAATTCAGTAATGCAGATTGCAAAAGTAAGAAAGGTTAAAACTCCAGAGCGCGGTACATCTAAATCAGCTGGTATTGATTTCTTTGTGCCAGAAGATTTTTCAGGTCAGATGCTTGAGCCTCACGAAGATGTGCTCATCCCATCTGGTATCTCAGCTCTTATTCCAGATGGATATATGCTTATGGCTGCTAACAAGTCGGGTGTTTGTCCATCAAGAGAGGCTAAAATCGATTGTGAAACTCCGATGAAGATTACAGGTCAAGATACAACTATTTCAAGTTGCGTTATTATTGGCGCATCTATCATTGATGAGGACTACCCTGGTGAGATTCATATTCACATAGTAAACGTAGGCAAAGAGCCTGTATGGATTGAGAGAGGCCAGAAGATTGCTCAGTTTATTTTGGTTCCTGTATCTTATGCAGACATTTGCGAAGCTTCTCCTGAAGTTGTCAAAGCCGCAGTTCTTGCTAAAAAGAGTGAACGAAAAGGAGGTTTTAACTCTACTTCAGAAGAGCAATAAATTATCCCAATAACACCCTCTATAGTCCCAGAGTTAACGAAATATATTTATAATATAAATTATTATATTATATGTTTCAATTGCTCTGGGATAAAAAGAGGAGTTCTATCTATTAAAAATATCAGATTATGAAGAAAGTACCGGAAGTAGTAAAAGAACCTATATTCTTGAAATTCGTAGAGCACTACGCTAAAAAATTCAAAGAAAGTAATGGCTTTGGTATGTGGTTACACGAATATAAGGATATGGAAAAGAAAGGCTTATTTGCTCCAAAAATTCTGAGAACTTTCTATATTCAGATATGTACAGATAAGTTTGATTTAGGCTTTATTAGAGACGATGCAATTTGGTATATATGTTCACAAGCCGTTGACGCAGCCAACACTTATATAGACGAAAGAGTTAATTCTATGTATAGGATTGTTCTTATAACTGGAGAACAAGCAGAAGATGAAGATGGAGACCCATATACAGAATTAACCTATGAAGAAGCTAAAGAAATATGCCAAGCATTAAACGAGGAAGCTGAAGAAGAACTTTTCAAAATGCAAAAGATATGACACGTAGACCAGATTTTAGTCCTGTATTCAATGAGATTGAGAAAATTTGCAAAGAAAATCAATGTGAGCATTTCATCGTATGGGATATTGGATATGGGCCTCTTATTTCTTGCACATTACAAGGAGAAAGTGACCATATTAATTGTATCGCTGAAGATTGTCCTTTAAAAGATAAATTTAAAATGCAAAAGATATGAGCAAAGCTATAGATTTACGAAAATATACAAAACTAGTGCCAACTCCGGCATCAGAAATTACTAAAGAGCAGTTTTTTGCATACGAAAGAACTAGAATGGAAGGTAAAGTGAATATGCTTGATTTGGATGCAGTTTGTCCGTTAACAGGCTTAAAACCTGAAGACACTAAAGCTATTCAGCAAAACTTTCAAGTGTTAAATCAAAAATTCAATAAATCATGGAAAAGCCGTTAGAAATTTCTTATCCATATATCACTCAATCTGACAATAATTGGGTATATGAAAATGCTAATCAAGCACTTAACTGCCTAGCATTACGCATAGCTGAACATGGTGAAATGCCCGGCAATAATACAATTAGATTGCAGAATGTTGGTTTTTATATTGCAAATTCAGAGTGCAATCATATTACTGAAGAATGGCGTCAATGGAATGCTAAATATGCAGAAAGAGAATGGAATTGGTATTTATCTCATTCAAGAGATGTATCAGAGCTTCAAAAACACGCTCCAATTTGGAAACGTATGCATGGAGGCGATTGTCAGGTCAATTCTAATTATGGTTGGCTGTGGAACCGTAATAAACAACTGCAGAAAGTAATCGAGAAACTTGAAAACAATCCAGATACTCGCCAAGCGTGGCTCACGCTATATGATGGCAAGGAAATGGACGATTATGACTATGACACTCCTTGCACACTGAATATCGGTTTTAAGATATACGGATATGAACATCTAAATCAGAAATTTCTTGATATGACTGTTATGATGAGAAGTAACGACTTGATATTTGGTTTTTGTAATGACCAGTATTGTTTTTCTCAGTTGCAAAAATATGTCGCTTCTAAAATTGGTGCGATAGTCGGAGAATATTATCATTTTGCTCAAGACTTACATATATACTTGCCAAGTACAAATGTATATCCAAAGCACATTAATGACTATTTAAATAATATTTTGAAATTATGAAAATATCAATTAAGTTTAAAGGTTGGATGCTGTTTTTAGTATGGTTTATTATTGGAGTTATTTATTTTCCAATATATTTAACTGCGTGGATTCTGCACATAGTTGCCAGACTATTACTTGCTATAGCATATTTATTTATGCTCCAGCCTCACGTAGCAAGAAATGTTTTTAGTTCAGTATTTGTAACTAATTTAAAGATTATGTAGTATGGACAGTAAAGATTTAAATGCGCTTATCGACCAAGCTCTATGTGATATTAGTAATACGGAGGCTCCTTCAAGTGAAGAAGCCTCTATGATGGAATATTCAGAAGAAGATTTTGCTAAAATGCTAGCAGATATTCAGTCTGAAGATGAAGATTTGGCAAAAGCTGAAATAGATGCGGCTGCAAATCCAGATGATGACGAGAATTCTGATTTCTCTATTGCATCTATGGACGGCGATGAGTTTTATAACAAATCAACTCTAAAATATAAAGATGGCAAAGTTAAGCGCGAAGTATCTGACGATGTTATCTTTTCTATAGGTGGTGAAAACTGTGTGGAATTTGCCGACAGTCCTAAGCATGACAAGGAATTAGTTCCAGAACTCAACGATGTTGAGCGCAGATTAGTGATTAGTCGTCGCATTAAAGATGGTATGGCAAAGCGCCAGGCTAAAAAAGAACTTGAAAAAGTTGAAATTAATAGAATGGCATTTGACCAGAAACTTCTCCCTTTATCAGAAGAGTTAACAAGATGGGACAAAACAGCTCTTGTAGAAGAACTTACTATCAATTTGCGTCAGCTTATTAAGCGCTACGACAAATACATCAATGCTAGAATTGCTAGACTTTTATCTCCAGCCATTCCAAAGACTATTAAGTTAGCAAAGCTTAAATGGCCGTGGGTATTTGTTGCAAATCCTGGATTTCTATACAAGACGCATCCAGAAGTAGGCGAGGTTCTTACATATTGGGTTACACCAAATGTGCCATATTATTTCAAACAGGGTACAGAGCAACAGATTCTTGAAGAGCGTGATTCTGAGCTCAGTATGTATTTTTTGGAATGTGTGGATAGAGCTATCCATAGATGGTATGAGGCTAGACGCCGATTGGCTGATAGAGAAGTAATTTATGCTTCTAGGCTTGTCGGTGTTAATAACATCAGAACTTATGGCGACCTATTAAGATACAACCCATTTTGGTTCAAGAAACTTTATGACCGAGTTAAAAAAGACAATCCTTATGGAAAAGCAGAAGCACAGTCTTAAAATCGGCAATAGAGTTATAAAGAACTTAACGCTTGACGATATTATTAATATAAAGCTATACATAATTAGACACAAATTAGAACGCAAAGAAATATCATGACAACGACAGAACATGACAAAGCCAGAATGCGAGCTTATTATAGAGCTAATAGAGAAAAGATATTAGCCTATAATAGAGCTTACAGAAAAGCTCATCCAGAAAAATGGGCCTACAAAGCTCCAACTTCTATAGAAGAAAAACTGAAACGCTCTGAGTATAATAGAAAATATTATGCTAAAAACAAAGAAAAAATATTAGAGTATCAAAGAGCTTGGATTGCAGCTAGGCCAGGTTATCGTAAACTTCACAGACATAAAACGACATGATAGCAGGAATTATTATATTTTCAGCTGTACTTGGTATATTTATATCTTGGTGCTTAATAGCAGGTGGAGGACGAAGAGATGAAGACTGAAATAATTCAGCTCACTGGTGATTCTTTTTATTATTTGAGAGATGGCGAAGAGCCTATTGACCCAGATAATCTTGAAGAAGCAGAAGAGTTTAAAACTCTGTTTGGTAATTTCAGATTTATATCTGAACCAGAACCTATTGTGGGTACTGATATGGTAGAAGTTAAAATATCGGCAGCAGAACGAAAGAAAATAGCAGGTCAATTCATATTTGAGTTTATTATTCTTCCAAATAGAAAGGCTCACGTAAGAGTTTTTGATTTAAAAACCAATTACGAGGAAAGAAATCAAGTTCAAGACTTAGAGCCAATTGGTGATACATATTGGGCTGAATATAGATACCATAATACTTCTCGTTGCAGAGATTTACTTCCAGTTTGCAAGATATACGAATATGAAACTTGCTTTGGTAAAAATTAATTTCCTATCTGGTGTTCTCTCGGGGGTCATTTCCGAGAAAATGCCAGATAGGATTTTTCGTAAATTTTTGTAGATTTACACACTGGTTCTGGAAATCGGTGAGATTTAAATTACTATAAACCTATAGCATACAGGTTCTAGGAACTGGCTTTTAACTAATACTATTGCAATGCTGGGACTTATATAATGCACTAAGCTGTTACAGTGACGCATTATCACCCTATACGCGGGCGCCCGCGCGTACATATTATATATTATATATAGTTAAATGTTAACAGTAGTTAAAGATAAAGCAGTTAACTCTTCTTAACATAAAAAATTTTTTTATTTGAAAAATTATTAGTACTTTTGCACTCAGATAAAACATAATAAGTTTAACAATTAAAATTACAGTAAAATTATGAACACAGAAATTATTTTGAAAGTCGATACGCTCGAGAATTTAGTAGCATGGATTGCTCGTAATTTCGTATGTGGAAATATTCCAACAAATGCAAGAGCTCTTTACATATTTGCCAACAAGCCAGGTACTTCAATGGAAGATGATGGATACGATAAATGCTCTAAATTTGATTCAGAGTTTGAAGCAGAACAATACTTTAATGCTTTTGCAAACATGAAGTTTATCATCGAATCCGAATTGGTTGACCAAGATGTTATCAGAGACGATACTACAGCTGAAATTATTCACGTTGCAGACACTTGGAAAATTACAGTTACTCCTAGCATGAATAATACCGAAGATGCTTTCGTAGCTTATTGTCCAAGACCATACAATCCAGAGTAATAATACAAATGTTTAACAATTAAAATATTAAGATTATGAGAAAGCCAAAGTTTGTTCCGGTTGATTGGAACTTGAAGAAAATTGCAACTTATTTACAAATGAGTTTGATAATTGCTAGTAGCACTCAGTTCTCTCCAAGAGTATTTAAATACTGGGAAAGATACTGTAAGGCAGAATGGGATGCACGTTACACAGTTCAGTGCCTCGCAGCTAGTAATACAACAGCTATTATTAAATATGTTGGTTCAGAAATATATGTTACTATCGATTTAATCTTAGATGGTGACAAGGTAAGAACATCAACTAAAGCAGAGCTATCATAATATGGGAAGAGGTTGGAAACTATTTGAAGCTCTTAAGGACGTTGTAAGTCCTGAGGATATTCTTGAGGAAATGGCTAGAAATATGAGCGACCAAGAGTTGCTTGAGGCTGTTAAAGAAGTAGCAAAGAACTTTGATGTAGAACTAGAAGTATAACGATTATGCACTATAATAGATATAATTTTCATAAAGTCGAATTGTTAGAACATTTCAATGATTGTAGCAAATGCGTCAATTATGATACATGCATTTTAGCAATGAAAGGCTATGTATGTAATCGCTTCGATTTGAGATAAAAATTCTAGTAATTAAATAGCAAAAAGAGGTGTTAATGATTTTTAACACATTCATTAACACTTCTTAACATAAAAAGTTTTCATATTTCAAAAATTATGAGTACTTTTGCAAATGTAATTAGAACATATAAGTTTAACAATTAAATACACAAAATTATGGCAACAATGAAATTCGCCCAGATGGCAACAAAGAAGTTACAGAAGTTAGTTAACGACCCAGCAACCTCTGATGAGGACAAGGTAGCAATTCAGGCTATTCTTGATAAGCGACAGGCAGCTGCTCAGGCTCCAGCTGATGATGGAGCAGCACTTTCTCCAGAGGAGCAGGCAGCTATCGATGCAGCAGAGAAGGAAGCTGCTAAGCAGAATTCTGAAGCTGGTGAGGCTAATGAGGCAAAGCCTAAGGCTAAGCGTGAGGCAAAGCCAAAGCAGAGCATGGAGGAACTTGACGCTGAGGTTGCAAAGGCAAATGAGGAGGCTCTCGGCCATCGTTGTGAGACACTCATGCCTGGTACCGCTATTAAGGTTGGTGGTTATGTCAAGGGAGTTCTTAAGGAGAAGCGAGCTATGCGCTGCTACCTTCTCATTCAGTCCGATGTTACAGATGAGAACCCTACAGGTCGCCAGTTCTACAAAGTGTTCAAGGAGGTTACAATCTTGCCAGAAACTGTAGAGCTTCACAAGGCTAAGAAGACAGGTGCTCGTCGTAAGGCTCAGGTTGACACTGAGGAGTGGATGGCGCAGGCTGATGAGATTATAGAGGCTGCTGGTTCTTATGTAGGTCGCCAGATTGACCTCGGCGATGATACTAAGACAGATTCTCGAATTGAGACCATTATCAAGGATAAGCGCTCTTGCGCAGTGTTCTTCCGCATTGGCTTCAAGGATGAGAATGGCGCTCACAAGTTCACTCACAAGGCAATCCATTCAACCAAGGATGAGGCTGAAGGTGGTAAGGTAGTTATCACAGAACCAGAGGGCTTGCTCCCAATGGATGATGCTGATGAGACTTACAAGGAGTTCCAGACTAAGTGGCAGACACGCGCTGAGCGTCAGCCAAGAACTGCTCTCACTCCTGAAGAGAAGGTTATCCGTGCAGAAGAGGCTCTTAACAAGGCAAAGAAAGCCTTGGAGAAAGCTCAGGAGACACTTCAGAACAAGCAGCATGAGTATGATAACGCTAAGGCTGCTCTCGATGCTAAGCATGATGAGCAGGAAGCCAATGCAGAAGCTGAGGCCAAAGAGGCAGTAGACGCCGCAGCTGCTGAGGCAGAGTCAGGTGACCTTATGTAAAAAACAATTAGTTGATTGTTTTCTTCTCATAAATGTTTTTTGGTATTTTTGTTTGAATTGAACTCCTAGGAAGCGACTAAGGGACTGTGGTCCTAGGAGTTTTTAAAAGCCAAGTAAAACAAATATCTGCTGTTCTGTTTAAAGGATTTATGCAGGGTTCGATTCCCTGCCTTGGCACTATTGGTTCTAACTACGGTGAGAACCCATAATTTTAATAGAATTTTAATTGTTTTTAGGTGGATAGGTAATCGTTGTGAAACGGTTACCTATTATTTTTTACAATAACATATAGAAACAGCTCGTTGGCAGCAAATTTTAAAATTTTCAGTCGATTCTA